CCATAGTAAACTATGAAAGCCATCGAGTAGCTGATAGTAGAGTATCAATGTCTGCTTCAGATGGTTTTGCAAACCATGCATGAAGATACATTTGACGCATCTTACTATTCTCCGCCAGCAACGCACTCATATCCACACCAGCCTCAATCAAAAGATCGAGAAATTCCTTCGCTGAAGGTTGAACTTCAGCTCTGGAAGCCAATGTTGACAGCCAGTTTTCATTTTGATTTCCGAAATCAATTATCCTTTGTTTCTGTTCACTTGTAATCATAAATACCCCTTTAATAAAAGAAGCAGTTTGATCACGTGTCATGTGCTCAGTAAACGCAGAATGTTTTAATATAGCGTCAGATAACGTGGGCCATATTTGCTTGAAATATTTATGATTCTGAATAGTATCACATCGTGCCATTAAACCTAAAATCATAATTTCAGGCCAATTCTCACGATCAAGATAACTATCTTCATTGAACCATGTTTGTTGAATTATTCTAGCAAACGGCTTCGTAATTGACGTTACGCCCCAACCAGTGGGTAAGATCTTTTTAAGAAATATCGTATCATGCTTTAGACTTAATGTCGCTCCTGCATGAAGAAGAGCATCATTGGTATACTTTTCAAGATCATATTCAAATGAATCAGTAAACTGTCCATCATCACCTAGAGCAGCTATATACTTACCTCGCTCCTTATAACTTTTAGTGAATGAAGGGTTTTGCTGCTGCATACAGGTTAAATTAACAGCAATATTATAAATTGTATTCATAATAGCAGTTAACTGAGAACCTGAAACCCACCCATAAAACTTTGAGAAATAAGTAACTGAACGAGGTGCTTCAAAGCCAGGAAAACAAATTCCTGCTCGAAGCATACATTGTTCTAAGAATCTTGAACCCCATGGATCTAAGCCGCATTTAATAAATTCATTAGCCATAAAAGCGACTAATAAATTATGATAATGCTGATCCATTGCACTGAAGTCAAGTGTATAAACAATCTTACCTTGCTTACGCAATGCATCAATTGTATCATTTAAGCCCTCCAAAGTAGGGGAGCAACCTAAGAGATTATACACACCAGTTTTCAGTTGTTGATATAACCTCGCTAAAGCAAAATTAACATGATAGGGCACACCATAAACTAATCTGACTCGTGGATAATATCCAATAGCAGAATAAGCGGTTTCAAAAGAACCAGGTTCACCATACCATAACTTAACTGGTTTAGCAGTTGGACCAAATCTAGTTGAGATAACTGGAGAAGCTATCATCCCAGATGGAAATCCAAATATGTCAGTCCCTAATTTATCAAGCTCATCAAAATACCTATCGGGACTGGAAAGAGGAGGAGGAAGAGCTCGCATTGTTAATAAGCGGCCTTTAATAGTCATCCCTGCGCCAGAAAGCATTGTAGGTAACCCAACATTTGACTCCGTCCTATCGACTACATTAGAGACTGCGGTCTCCCATGATACATCTTTAAGTTTTGGAGCCCCTTGAGCTACCATCTTAATCACCACTCTTAAATTCTCAAGGAATTCACCAGAGTAATGATCAAAACCAACAATATCCTCAGCGAAAGGCGGCTGAATATAAAAACCTGGATGCTTAGTCCTTTGAATCGTGATCTTTTTAAGATCCTCCGATTCCATAGAATTCCATATCTTATCATTAGATGTTACATCATCAATTAGTGACATAACATCCTGAATAGTTGGAATTGCAGACTTTAAAGCACCGAGATTTGGAAAAATCGGGCCATACCCTGTAATTAAATCCTCATTATCAAGTTGTCTAGGCTTGCCTAACGAAGTAGATCTAAAAAGGGGAATATTAACGTGCTGAACATCGCATCCCTTACTCCTTGCAAAAGATAAAACTGTCGCAGAAGTATTCAAAGCTGTTGGATCAGCAGGAACTATTTCAGCCTTGCCATCCAACAGCGTTGGGATGAGTCCTTTGAATGAATCAGGACTATTATGTAATACGGAATCCATTAATCAACGAACTCCTCTCCTTCAGCTAATTTATAATCAGCTTCTACTTCTATAATCTCTTCAGACTTATCAGCTTTAAACCTTTTGACTTTCTTTTTCTTCTTGTCATCAGGATCACCACCAGTCGGAGAATTTATAGTAGCTCCAGGAGCGCCCGGTTCAGCATCGGACTTAATTGATGAGGAAACAATATCACCAGCCTTATCATCAGTAAGATCAGGTTTCTTTTCAGTGGTAACCACTTTTTGTTCCTTATCACCAAGCTTAATTTCAGTATGCTCAGAGGCACCTGTAGTTTCAAAGGGTTTTGATGATTTAACATCTTCCTTTGTTTTATTTGGTGCGGGTTCACCAGGATTTAAACCAGCATCATGCCCGA